AGATGAAGTTTTCGACGATGGAACTTCAGAAACTGAAGATGCTTCAAAGCAAGAAGAAGCGGGAACAGCAGGAGAATAAGACTTCTGTTGATCTTCTGAAGCGTCTAAATAACTCGATAAATTCTCAGCTTGAAAAACAAGATGAGAATATTTCTATACTTGAGGATAGCAATGATTCGTTATTAGATGTCTCAGAGAAACTCGATGCATTGCTAGAAAAGGAACCATTCGTTATTGAGGAAAAGAAGATAGAATTTCCAAAGATAGATAGTGTGTCCCTCAAAGACAACAAGGTTGAGGTGCTAAACCTCAAGGACATACAGATTCCAGAGACCAAGTTCCCAGAAGTACAGAAGGTGAATGTAATACAAGAAGAGCCGCAAGAAACAAAGCTAGAATATGACACTTCTGGTCTCATACAGAGCGTCAAAACAACTTACAATACCTATGTGGTCATAGAGTCTTTTGGAAGTTTACACTTTCCTTGTCGTACACATACATGGTGTTGTTCTTTCGGTTGTACCGAGCAATAACACCCTTGTTATTCTTTCGTCGTTCAACGTACTTGATATCGTTTTCTTCAAGAAAGTCGGCTTCTTTTGCATTGACTGGAACACCACCAAATGTAGGGTCAGCTATCTTTGATCCACAGATAATTGGAGCGAGAGTACATCGGCAGTATGGATGCAAAGGGGGAGTGCCAACATCACCGTAATCGAGGTTTAATATTCCTCCTCGTGATCCTTCGAGCTCATACCCTTTATCAAAGAAAGACTTGTCCAAAGACTGTATCTTTCCGTGTTGTGGTGCACACCATTCACATGTTCGCTCATCTGCTGCTGTAAACCATTGCTTTCCAGTAACAACGCCATCTTGATCCCACGCATCAACATTTGCCATGTTAAATGCACGGAATACTTCTGTCTGTGCTACTTGGCGTGCCTTGTTACTCTCATAGTCTGTGTAGTATTCCTTGAGTCTGTTAGCAAGTTTTGGGATACTTTCTTGTGCGAGGATGCCCTCTTCAAGCTGCCTTATAATGGCATCACGACGTGTTTCCATAACAGACGTACCCATTTTCTTGGTGTTATCAGATAGCTTCTTCTTTATAGATGGTGTTTGGTTGTAGGGCTTATCAGAAATAAAGGAAGATGCACGCTTACCCTGTTGTTTATTAGCACGAGTAATAACGTCAGTTGCTTCCTCTTCAATCAGTCGCTTTAGGTATCGTGATTCATTCAAATAGGCAATAACGTCGGATAGTCCTTTTTCCTTCAGTGCTGACTTATTCCTTCGAAGTGCTCGAATGATCTGAATCTGGTCGTTTTCAAACACCTTGTGCATGACAGAAACAAGCTGGTTCGTATACGTTCGAGCTTCGCTATCCATGGTCTTCCAAAAGACTTCCATGTTCATAGCGTTAGCAGGGTTCTTGATATCACCAAGTGCCTTTTCAATGTTCTGTTTCATAGCCATCATCTTCTCTTGTATCTCAACCTTGCGCTTGTACTTCCTGCTGTTTCGTATTTTAGAAACATAGTGCTTAGCGTATGATGATAGCTTCTTTTGTACTGGTCGTCCCTTTACCTTTACATAACCAACTTCATTCTGCTGTGGTACTGGTGGTTGTGGTGGAGGTACTGGTGGACTTGTAGGCGGAGCACTAGGAGGACTGCTACTTGGAGGAGTAGGTGGTATTGGTTTACCTTGCTCGTCAAATACAGTAGCCTGCATAGGAGCATTCTTGATTGCTGCTCTTTCTGCTGCTGCTTGAGCCTCTGCATCCTTACGTACCTGTTCGTAGTATCTAGCTAGTTCAGCTTGATAGTCTTGTTCCTGCTTTACTCTCTTATCCTCATTAGGTCTGATGAATAGAGAGTCTACTACTGATGCAGTAATATATCCAGGTAGTCCTACTGCTGCTGCTAGTGAATAGGATTCTACTCTTTGTGATATTGCTTGTGATCTTATATCACGTACAATCTCACGACTAGCTGCTACTTCATCTTTCTTTGCTTGTTGCTGTGCTCTGCGTTGTTCTGTCTGCTGTCTTTGGAAGTCTGCTAGACGTTCTTGTTGTTCGCGTCTATATCGTTTGCGTTCCTTCTGCTCTATATCCTTTGCTTGCTGTTCGCCAGACTTATCACCTGGCTTAGCAGTCTGAAAAGGTACAGCATTAGGTGAGCCTGGAAGATCATTCTCTATCTCAGGCTCACCAGACGTAATATATTCATTAGGAGCACTACCCGACTGGTCCCCCTTCATCTGGTCTTCTAGACGCTTACGAAACTCATTTTCATCTTCGAATTCTGGGTCGATGTTGATTTCGGTGGCCATGTCGGATACTTCTGAGAGATAGTGGTTATGATCCGCTGAGTGTCTCGACAAACCAGACTACTTCATTACAGCCGTTAGGTTGTAGTGGTGTGTCGTATTCTGGGTCGCCTGCTTCGTATTGGACAGGGAAGACTACTAGGCTCATAGGGACTGGTCGTTCTGTATGAGAGTAGTCTATGTCGATGGTGTAGTCAGGGGCTAGGATCGCTTTTGGGAATAATATTGATTGTGGTATATTGGTGCTTTTGCATGCAGTCAATAGGAGAGGCTTTGCTTGTTCCCACATTGAGAGTCCTTGCGGGGAACCTCGGCCTGGGATGGAGTGGAAGGGCCATCTTAATATATCAATTGCTTCTGCATCGTACTCTTGGGCTACGAAGCCTACTTTCATCTGTAGACCAGCCCATATAATATCTACTGGGGTTTGTCCGACTGCATCGAAGACAATATTTCTTCCTTGGTAGCTGTAGGATTTACGGAATCCGACTTGGGTGTTACCAATGTCGAAGCCATTGTAGGTACCATTGTAGGTGCCTCTGATAATTGACATTCTGGATTACTCCTAGATTTTAGGGTTTGTATGAAAGCTAGGCAATCAGGACAACTGACTAGGCTACTCATTATTGATGTACGTACTAGTTCACGTTTCTTGTTGAGCTTAGATGCTGAGCATCCTAATCTAAGTTCTTGTTTCTGTGTTACAGAGAGTGGTTTAGCGAATCCTTCATCATCAATTGATGCACCTTGGTTGGCATAGGATTTAGCGAATACTTCGCCTGGGCCTTCTTTGTGAATGTAATGTATTAGCACACATTCTTTGAAGAATGGATTAGCACATTCACATTCTGCATCAGCTAGTGATTGGACGATTTTGTCGCATTGAGCACATTTGTAAGGCATCTTATATCTCGCTATTTAAGATGTTATATGGACGATGACGAGGCTGAGATTCCTCTACATCCATATAGTGGGTTAGTTAGTTGTATCTCAGGTGAATCAAAGAGAGCAGTCATTCGTAGCCCTGCAATCTTATCGTATAGTTGCTCTTTATCATTCTTTTTATTACGTGTTAAGTAGTCAGAGGGATAAAGATGTAATGGGTCGTAGTTGGTGGTAAGGTATCTAAAGGTATCAGATAGTTGATATATTGGTTCATCACTTGGATGATCACTGTCAAGCTGTAGCTCGAAGCGTTCCATCATATCTTCTGATTCAATTACATTCTCTACTACTTCGAGTATGGAAGACATTGATAGTTCTTCCATGTATGTAGGTTGGTCATACCTGTCATTTGGTATATCTCTAGTCCGTAAGGATAAGGATACTCCGAATGTTATTACTTTCCTGCGTAGTGTCTGTTCGGGTGTCACTCCCATCTTCTTATCAGGATGAATGGTTAGTGTCTTCTGTCCACTATCAGCAGGTACTTTAGCCTCAGGTAGAATTACTATCTCTACCTCCTTGAGGCCCAGGCTTGTTGCGTTTGCTTTTAATGCGTCGTGTACGCTTTGGAGTAGGGACGTTAGGAGTGCCATCTTGTTGCTTCTTTCTTGCTTCTGCTAAGATTAGTCTATCATATACTAGCTTAGCTTGTACAATTGCTATGTCATGTGCTTCTACTATCCAAGGTGTTATATCACTTGGAATGATAGGTCGTACTGCGTCTACTGCATCTACGTATGGGAGTAGGAATTCTATCTTAAACCCACCACGTGGTTTGACATATATTCTCTGGTTCTTAGGTGGGTAGTATCTATTGTTAGCTACCTTACCAGGATAAGTTGCTGCTACTAGGGCACCAGTTCTTATATTGATGTCAGTCTCACGGTCTAAGCCTATCTTAGTTTGTGCTCCTAATGACTTAACTTTCTCCCATGCTCTTTTAGCTGCTTCTTCCTTGGCTTCTTCATCACCCATCTTTCTTAGTAGTCTCTTATATTGTATAGCAAATGTGATTCGCCATACTTTATCTTGAGCAGGTGTGAGTAGTCCACGTACACGCTTTCCACTAATACTATATGTATTCTTCTCCATAGGAGAGAGAGGCTTATATGCGTGAGTGCTAGGTGCTAGTGGTTTCCACTTATTACCAAGATCATCTGTACCACCTTTTGCTCTGGCCCAGAATGATATATTAACTCTCACCATTATCTCACGAGCAAGTACAGCATTATATATTGTACTTACTGATTTATATTTTCGTACTTCCCCTTTTAGGACAGGGGCAGGGATTCCCATTCGATTGAGTCGCATGGCGTACCCTACTTCTGAAAGATAGATATCATATATGCGATAGTACTGGTCTCGATTGTGTGTAATTTACTTCGAGAATCGGAGTATCTTAGTTACTCCGAGAATATTAGATATATCACTTGTCTGTTCGAGACACATCGTACTCTTGTCGGCTAGTCTTTAGTTTCTCTAGATTAGGGTCTACTTTCTTTAGAGACTCTAGAAGCATACTAGCTCTTTGATCTGCCTCTTTAGATTGTGATTCTAATAGAGTTTTATATTGTTCTAGTTCGATTACTAGTTTCTTTACTTCTGCTTCATGGTGGGATTTCAGTACTGTACGATTGTCGTCGTATCGTATGAAGGCTATTATCGCTATGGTAGTTATTAGGAAAAATACTACCATAGAGTATAGTAGCCATTTAGTTGGTACTGATTTAGGTACTTCACAGGTGTTAGTGCTTAGGTATGGCTTGTCTTGTATGGTGAGGGAATTCATCTTCGATCCTTTGGATGCAGGATATTGCTTTTTCTAGCAATGCTTCGTATTTAGTATCTCTATCCTTAATATATGCCATCCATTCTTCTCGTTCCTTCTTATGCTCGGCATCCTTGCGAGGCATTTGTACTGCGTGATAGTACCATACTAATCCAGCGAAGCCAGCACCTTGGGCTAATTGTAGTACGTCTTTGAACCATACTAATTCGGTCTGTGCTAGGAGTATTAGGGGCAGGTCCATGTTGTTCCTTACAGCCAAAAGAATGGGACTAGGTATAATTGTCTTTGATTAGTTACTAGCTGTGTACTACTTTGGGGTAGTACTCTTATAGGTGTTTGGTAGAATCTATTATCTACTACATACGATTGTATGTTTGCTCTTGGTCCTCTAGATTGTACATTGAGGTATAGTTCACCGCATCTGTATCGTTCTAGTAGGTCTTCATTCTCTACTACTTCTGCTTCATATAATGGCTCATTACCTCTACGTCGAGAGAGCATATGACAGGCCCAATATGTAGCTATTTCGCGTACTGTTGGATTCTGTGAGCAAGATACAGGGTCGAATCTTGGGTATAGGAATCCTAGTACTCTCGATGATACTCGCTGTATTATTTCATTGATGGTGTTCGTAGTAGTCACGAATCCATCTGTACTTGGATCGTAATTATCATCTGACGAATCAGTATCATCTATGTGTAATCGTATACCTTTTGCACCCAGTAGCCGCTGCATCTCTGAGAGAGAAGTTAGCTCTACTGCATCGTCATTGGTATCGACGTGATCTGGTACATACGGTGGGAAAGGCATATATGATTCCTAGATGGATGTGTACGTATAGCTTCGCCTTACGGCTCAGTATCTACTTCGTAGATAGCTTCGATATTGCTTACGCAATAAAGAGGTCCCCCCTTACACTACTTTTAGCGAGAATCAAGTAGCGAATGGGGGGACCGGGGAGTCCTACCATGCCGGATAGGTTGATCTAATATATGAACTACTACGATTAGTAATTCATTACTTAGGATATGAATTAGTAATTCATAACTTTGATGTAATACACAGCGTAAGGTTCGGTGATTACTGGTGCTGAGTTATCAAGCATCTTCACGTCAGTACGTGGAGGCTCAATTGCTCGTTCAGTACCCATACCGAATCCGAAGATTACTTGTGATTGACGCTCAAGGAGATTCCATTGCATTGGCTCGGAGCCTTGTACCATTTCGCACCAGTCTCCTGGTGGTGGGGTAAAGACTGCGTAGTCATCAGGGATGAAGTAATTCCAGTTAGCGGAGCTAGTCTGTGCAGAGAAGGATTCGCTAGTACCTGGGGTTACATATCCTTGATTGTAGATGTGGAACTTGTAGTCAGGTAGACCACGGAATACCACAGTACAGCCAGTGTCAGGGAATTCTTGATTAGGACCAATCTCTTTGGATGGATTGAGCGTATCAAAAATCTTATATACCGATCCGCCAACTGCTTGAAGTACGCTATTGGTGAACAGGTGAGCAGCAGTATTGCCGTTCAGCCAGATATCAGTGATACGACGACCATTCTCACGAGCAGCGATGACTTGGAGAGCCATCAATTGCTGAATGATATTGGCTTGTGGATCGTCCCACGGAGTCTGAGTGCCACCGAGTACGGCGTCCAGGTCATCACGGTGTGATGCAGGAACTTGAGTACTGTTGGTATATATTGCGTCTGTGTCACCTAGTTCAGCAGGGACTAACAATGGGCTACCTGCTACGGAAGGCTTTACTGTCCATCCACCACGGAACATATGAGCAGTCATGAACTCGTGTGTGTTATTCATACGTTGTTTAGCGTATTGAATCTGACGAGTAAAGTATGCTTTATTGAACCCTGCTGTTGGTTGAGCGAATGGTTGTCCTAGTCCACGGACACCAAACATCTTATCATCTTCCAAGCCGATACTATTGTACTGGCGAGGTACGGTAATTGGTACACTACCGATTTGCTTACGATTTAGTCGATTAGCTGGTGCTCCCTTTGCACTGAAGAATGATAGAGAGCGAGTTCCATCGAATATATCGTATTGTCCTGCGTTACCTATGATCTGAGAGGTAGTACCGCGTGGCGTGATACCTAGTCCATAGTATTGGCTCATGGTATTACCAGGAGCATGAATACGAGTAATCATCCGTAAGATGAATGGTACTCGAATCATTTGGTCGGGTGATATTCCTGCTGGCATATTACTTTATTTCCTTGTGTGTGTTGATATTAATTACCGGCTACCCATTGCGTCGGTTACGTACGATCCAAAGTCATCTGCGAATCGGATATTGTACTTGAAGCCCTTACGCACATTTACGTGTGCAGTAGTAGACTGGTCAATACCATAGCCAGCAGTAGACTTGATGCAGACACCAGTTGGATACACGCATCCCATTACCATGATGGTAGCTAGCCAGCGGTCTGTACTTGCTCCATTAAGCTGAGTATTGAGTCCTAGTTCGAGTAGGATACCGCCAGGGGAGCCGATACCATTTGATCCAGCAGATTCGAATGGCTGCCACTTCTTAGTAGAAGTGTTATATGCCATTACGAGGCCGATACGCAATACTGTGGTATTGCTTGTGTTACCAGTATCAGTAGATGATCCATCTACTAATGCGTATGGTAATAATGTTTGATTGTGAATACTTCCGTATACCAATCCTGATATATCATGTTCGAGGCAGTATTGCTCTGATCCCATACCAGGAGTAAGCAAGTAGCCCATGTAAGGTGCTAATGTCATATCTGTGTTTCCTTATATATTACAGGGTGCCGAGTAGTTGGTCAATTTCCTTGTCCATATCCGATACGGATGGGTCCAAGCTACCATCATCGAATGGTAGAATCTGAGCACCGTAAGGAAGGCCATTAGATTGAGTTTGGGTCTGCTTAGGCATTACTGCTTCTAATGCTGACAATGTGATTTCAAGTGGGTGTGGAGCAATCTCACCAGTAGGCAAGGCACTCATATTATACGAAGTCAACTGTGGGGTGAACATTTGTTCTGCCCATTCTTTAGTGACTACGCCTGCTGCGATTAGCTTGTCAATTCGTGTACGAAGACTATCAGTAATCTTGGACTCGAACTGCTTCTTGAGCATACTTGCTACTTGTCGTAGGCTAGTATTCTCTTTCTCAAGATCAGCTACCTTAGTAGTTAGGCCAGACATATCTGCTGGTAGTGCTGGTGGAGCTACCTTGAATCCAAGGTCTTCCATTGTGAAAGGCTTGTTAGTAGCAGGGTTTACAGCCTTGGTGTTTACCAGTGCTTCTGCTTGTGGTTGGGATAGTGCCATGTCGTTAGAATCTCCTATGGACATATATACTGGGATTGGCTCTACTAGTTGGTTATTTGTTGGTACGATGTTCAAGACTGCGGTTAGAAGATCACGCATGAATGTCTTGGGGCTACTGTCAGATGGAAGGACTAGATTGAGCTTACTCTGTAGAGCTGTCTTGAGTTCACCAATCATACCTTCTGACTTCGATCCAGGTTCGCCATCATCATCTGATATATCATTATCGTCTGGATCGACCATTGACATATTTACGATGGTTACACTGTCTTCGAATGGAGACTGATTAGGTACAATAGCATGATTGACTACTGCTACGTGCAGTAATCCGTCAGACCATGTGCGGCCTAGTCCATCTTCATAGTTATCAGCTAAAGATACGGATACCTCTTTACAGGTATTCTTTAGCTTGTAGTAAGGTGATTCTTTATCATTCTCTGATCCAGGTGCGTCTACCTGTCCATAGAGAGCAGGTACACCTTTCTCATTGGGGGCTACCCAGAATGACTTCCATTCACCTGCATTATTAAAGGATGAAGCAGCCTTGTTCACAGCAATCTCTTGCCGAGTACGAGGTATTGCATCCTTCACATGGTCGAATGGAGCAGGAATTACTAGACCTGCTCCAATCATCTTATTCGACTGTTCAGCTATTCTACGAATATATGCTTCATCGAATGCTTTGTGTACTCTCTCATTACCACGGCGGACTCGGTAGTCCTCTCGTACTGGTAATATCTCTTTCGTCAATAGTGGCATATATTATACTCCATCGTAATAAGGTACGCTCCTGATTGCAGTTGCTCCCATTGGTACAGCCTTCTTACCTAGAATTACGCCTGTTCCTAGTGTTCCCCATGAATCTCTCCATGAGTTCCATATACGGATACCCCAACATCGAATGTCGGTTACAGGGAATTTGTCGGTTACATATACTAAGTCCATACCAAGGATCGAGTGGCTCCACCAATCATAGTCCACTGGGCATGGTATTCCTGAAAGTAGACATGAGCCTATTTGTTGGAAGGTTAGGTCCATGTCCCATACCTTCTGGTTCATATCTAGGAAGCCTTCCTCAATACGGAAGTTCTTAGCTATTTCCCAATTCTCAGCGGTATTAAACTGTCTACCATTCATGGACTTCTCAGTCCATATTGATGTGGGTTGATAGCCCCACTTCACAGCTTCGGATACTGACAGTCCATTCCATCCACCTTCATCCTTACCATTCTTAATTTTCCAGGCTAGTGAGTGGCCTGAGAGTCTAATATATGGTTGGCCTTGGGCTGCTCTCATGAGCATGATACCGTGGCAAGGTGAATAGGCCCAGCAGTATCCTTGTCCATTCTGATCTAAGGATGGGATTGGTTCACCCTTATTGCCGATCATGCGAATATCGGACAGTCTACGCTTCTTACGTTCCAGTTCCTCAAGTAGTGCGGGCCACTCTTGCATAGGAATTACTGGTACATCTTTATTGAATTCAGTAGACGATCCAAATAAGGAGCCTACTGGGTTCTTCTCTAGATCACGTTCTACGTATCCAGTCTTAAATCCAGATGGTGGCGAGAAGTCTGGTTCATCGGTTAGGATGGACTTCATACCGTCTGGTCTATCTTTCTCATTGACTATAAAGTCTTTTGATAAGTCTGAGGTCCAGGCCATATATTACTTCTTATGTTTAGTGATTAATGCCTTGACTACTTCTACATCTTCTGGTAGTGGGCCTTGGAAGACTATCTTATCTTTGTTACCCATGACTAGCATAGGTAGCTTGGACTTGTCTAGTGTTCCCATCCACTTACAGAATGTAGTATCACAATTAGCTGGAAATGTTACATCCTTATCTAGGACACGCCATAGAGGTTGATTGTTAGTGTCTCTAGGGAGAGTCTTATTCATATATACTTGTAGGTCCGTGGACTGGATCACTGATCTCTGAGAGATAGTGTATCTGGGTAGGTCCGCTGACTCATATATGACTAGGACTGAAAGATTGTCTATCTTCTCTTCTGGTCTTGGGGTAGGTGTGGGTGTTGGTCCTGGCGTGGGAGTAGGACCAGGGGTAGGAGTACCTCCTAATGTGATTACTTCTTCGCCACGCTTGATACCCTTGTCAGGGTCAAATAGTACTACGTTGACTTCGTATGTACCTGGGTCTGAGAATAGCAATTCTGTACCACTTACAGGCACAGATACTCCATCCTTCTTTACTAATATATCGCTAAACTTATACGATGAGTCTATTGATATTTTGACTGCTTCTTTTACTACTAGTTTGGATTCTGCTGATAGTACAAGAGTAGACCCTACAAATACAGGGTCAGTTACTCCTTCTACTACTAGTTTCTTCTCAATCGTTATTTGACTGTAGAGGGGAGTAGTAAGAAGTAGAAGTAGTAGTGGGATTAGTCTTTTCATATATCACCTATATCCTCGCCTTGGGTTTGGTTCAGAGTGACGTGATTTCGCTACTTCTGAGAGAAATTGTATTATTCTTAGTGGGTCGTCCATCTATTAGAATAGGGCGATTAGGGACATAATTAGTTTGATTATATCAGGGCCGTATTCACGGATGAACTTACCAATTGCTTCCCAATCAATTGCACCTACAGTAGGAATGCCTGATGCTTCTAGGTCTTCCTTAATTGTGTTAAGAAGTCTAGCCCTACGGAGTGGTGCTCTGCGGATTCGGTTAAGAGCATTGCTTCGAGTTGCTTCGTCTGGGCAGTCATCGCATAGTGTACAAGTTGAGCACTCTGCTAATACTAGGTCTAATAGTTTTTGGTCGTCTGCTGATAGTCGCATAATATATTACCTTATGAGGATGAGGAGGAAGCAATTTGAGCTATACGTGTAGCCGCTGCTTCTGGGAATCTGAGCACTCCTGCTCGTGTAGATAGCACTTCATATGTTATCTTGTCTGTATCTTCCAGAGGATCAAATGTGCCACCATCCTCTACAGTAGTAGCAGCAATATCTGGATATTGGAGTACACCTTCACGGGTACTTAGTACGTCTAGTGAAATTGTCATATATTACTCCGTTGCTTGATATTCTGCTAATCTTGTACCAGATCGGGTAGACCCATGTAGGATTATACGGAATCTACTAGTGTTGGGATTTTCGATGATACGATGTGCTGGTCCATTGAATTCCTCTACTGTACGTAGATTCGATTCAGATGATCCTGGGCCTAGTGCCTTTTGAAAGAGCATAGTTCCTCCACCAGTATCTACAATTTGTAATTCGAAGGTACCGGTGATTTCGATTACATCACCTTCACCATCTTCTGTATCTTCGAATAGTATCTCGGCTGCCATATATTAATTCCTAATTAGTTATCCTGGTGTCGTTATCGCCATTTGTTAATTCTCTAGGACCATCTGCGTTGATCTGCGTTGTAGCACTAAAGCATTGCCGCTAAGTCTTGGCCTAGCTCAATTTGTCCGTTGATCGAATAGTGGCCTGTGTCCCCGCCTCCGCGCAACTCATAGCCATCCATGTCAATCAACTGGCAATTAGCAGTTGCTGCTACAACGGCATCAGTTGCGGCTCGAACAGTTGACGTGAAAGGCTCCACACTTCCAGAATGCCATCGAGCCTGAAATATCTTCGCTGTTGGGAATCCTAGTTCAGCTCTCAACGCTGGATAAAATTCGGTTAGATTGTCTTGAAATGCGGCACTAGCTACTCCGCTAACATCAGACGCATCATTGCCACCTAAGAAAACTATAATTCCTTTGATGTCTGGTCTTCGTCCAGTTGCATTATGGATAG